CGGGATCGGCAGCTTCCCGCAGTCGTCGCTCAGCGGGTCCCCGATCAGGTACAGCCCGCCCGGCGTCCGCCAGCCACAGCCCCGCTTCGCGTCGTGTCGCGTCTCGATCGTGGGCGACAGGCCGACCGGCCCGATCTTCGAATCGTGGAATCGCTTCGCTGCGTCCATCGCTCAGTCGGCCCCCGGTCCCGGTCGTCGGACGCTGCCGACGGTCCCGCCCTGTCGGACGCTGATCGTCTCGACCTGGGCCGCCCCCTCGAGGACGACTTCGCCGCCGTCGCGGACCTCGACCCGGCCGATCGGCTTCGTGATCGGCGGGCTTTGGATCAGCGTCGGACCCATCGGCGGGCCGCCGTCGATCGTGACGACCCCGCCCGTGATCTGCAGCAGGCCGATCGGTGCGGGCGTGCTGATCGCGACCCGGCCGTCGGTCACGACGATCGCCTGTTTGTGAAGTTGGGCCAGGACGACGTCCGCGTGATCGTGCAGTTCGCGGATCATCTCGCAGATCGGGCAAAGGCCACCATCGACCTGCTCAGCCCGATAGAAAACGACCGCGTGGTTCCCGTGCTCGCCGCATTTGGTCGGCTCAGGCTCGGGTGGGTCGATCGGCCTCAGTGGATCACCTTCGCTTCGTGTCATCGCTTCGTCCTTTCTCAGTCGCTCAGGAAGGTCGTCGGCCCTGTGATCGCGATCGACAGGTCGATCCGCTGGGACAGGACCCCGGCCGCGTAGTTTCTGAATTCGTCGCCCGCCCTCGTGACATCGATCGCGTCCCGCTCAGACCCGATCGACAGGTCCGTGATGATCCCCGTCGCTTCTATCGTGTGGCCTTCGCCCAGGGCGATCGCGAAGTCGGTCGATTGCCCCAGCTTCATCGGCTCGGGCTTGCCAGGGACGATGATCTGCCCCGCCTCAGGCAGCAGCCTCATCGGTTGGCCGCAGTCCCCGCAATAGTTGGCCGCGACCGGGTTCCCGTATTCGCAGGCTGGGCAGGGGATCGACAGCCGCGACGCGGGCGCCGCGGCCATCCCCAACATCGCCAGGAAACTTCGGCGGCCCGTGTTCATCGGCAGTCGTCCTTTCTCAGTCCGTAAAGGTTGCGGGCTTCGTCGCGCGTCATCACGCCCAGGGCGACCCGCCCCGCGATCCCCTGATCAGTCGTCGGGAAAATCAGGCGGTCCCCGTGCATCGGCCGGGCCGACCAGTTGGCGCCGTCCGCGAAGTCGCCCTCAGCCCCGCCCTGCCATCGCAGGGTCGTGGGCGGCCTCAGCCGTTCGTACATCACGCGGGCCGCGGCCCTGGCCGCCAGTTCCCGCTCGAGGACGACCTGGATCACCAGGCCGACGATCCCGATCGCCGTCCACATCATCGGTCGCCCCCTTCCTGCAGGCCCGTGATCATCCGGTCCAGGTAGCGGGCGACCGCTCGCTGGTCGCCGGTCGCGTCCCCGCTGTCCAGGTCGATCTGCTGATTCAAGTCGGCCAGCAGCCGCTTGCCGATCCGCGTCGCGTGGACGACGTCCCCGCCGCAGCCCTCGAGCAGCGTCAGGGCCGCGACCCGTCCCGCCAGGTCGTTCGGCAGCCGCCTCAGCCCCCAGGATTTATCGACCCAGGCCCACAGCTTCGGCTTGCGGGCCTTGAAGCCGATCACGGTCTGGATCGCGGTCCGCTCGCTGACGACGTCCTGCTGGACGACCCGCGTCGGCTCGCCGTCAGGAAGATCTGCACAATTCACGCAGGACCCGACCCCGCAACAGTCCCGCGTGACCCGCCAGGTCCCGGCCCGTGGATGTCTCGACGCCATCATCGGCCCCCTTTCCGTCGCGGGCGACGACCGGGCTGGGTCGATCGCTTGTGGCCGTGATGGTGGCTGCCGCGGGCCAACTTCCTCAGGGCGGCCTTCGCCGCTTCAAGCAGGCCCGCCTCATCGCCCGGACACCAGACGTCGGTGATCGCCAGGGCCTGCTCAGTCGTATAAGGGGCGTCCAGGCGTTCGTGGGTCCAGCGTCCCGATCGGTCGTGATGCTTCGACCATCCGGCCCCCTCGAGGGCCGTCGCCGTGTCGGCTTTGTGGAAGGCCGCCTCAGCCGCTTCCGCTTCCGCTTCCGCGTCCGCGTCGGCCTGGGCCTGATCCGCGACCTTCTGATCCCAGCCCCGCGTCATCCGCTCAGCCCCGACCAGGCTGTACGATTGCGTCAGGGCGTCGTGTCGCCAGGGCGCCGTCAGCGGTCCGCATTCCTTCCAGCCCCGCGTCCTCAGATATTCGCCGCGTTGTCCGTTCGTGATCGCCATCGTCTCATCCTTCCGGTTTGTGGTTCCTGTCCTCATCACATCCAAACTATACCCTGCGGTTCCGGTCCGGTCAAGACAATTCCCGGCTTTTTTCTCGTTTTTTTTCGGGTCGGGTCGGGATCGGCCCTGGGACGTCCCCAGGGCCGATTCCGGGCTGTCACGGTCAGCCGTATGGATCGGCCCTGGGACGTCCCCAGGGCCGATTCGGGAATGGAATAATCGCCTGCCCACAGGGCGACCAGGCAGGCCCGTGGCGGGCCGCAGGTCGTCGGGCGTCTAATCGGTCCAGGGAAGGGGCGATCGCCGCTCAGCGGGCGACAGGGCGGGCGTCGATCAGGCGGGCAGGTCGAAGAACAGATCGGCCGCGTCGAAGGCGATCCAGTCGAAGGCGACGCGGGATCTGCGGACGATCGACCGGCGCCCCTCGACCGCGACCTGGCGGACGTTGGACAGGTCCAGGCCCAGGACGTTCACGACGTCGCCTTCGCGGTCGGCCGCGATCCACAGCGAGAAGGCCAGTTCTTCGCCGCGCGTGCGGACCCTCAGCCGTCGGTCGGCCGCGAAGTCGTTCGTGATGAACTCGCCGTCGATCAGTTGGCGGAAGGCCATCAGGAAGCCCCCTTCAAATCGTCCGTTTCGATCCCGACCCAGGGCTGCTTGGCAGACTGCAAGCTCAGGGCGCCCCAGTCCACCGCGGCCTGCGGCCAAACGTAGCTCGAGGACCAGACGTTCGCGTCGCTTTTCCAGTGGGTCCCCTTCGCCGTGAAGGCGGTCGAATCAGGGATGACGCAGGTCGCGTCCTGGGCGACCGCCCCCAGCTTCCCGAAGCCGCCCGTGGTTCCGAGACACAGGAAGAACCGACCGACCGGCAGGATCAGTGGAAGGGCCAGGGCCTCGACGCCCGCCAACCCCGACAGGGAAACCGTCCCGGCCGCGGCCGCGATCAGGCGGGCGGGCTGGTAGGTCCGCGGGTCGAAAGTGTAAATCGAGAAGCCCGCCGTTTGGCCGAAGCCGGGGCTGGACAGGTAAAGGCCAATTCTCAGGACCCGAAGCGGTCGGTCCTCGATCGCGAATGGCATCGCCCAGATCCGCCCGGTTCCGTTCGAAACGGTCGCGGACGGAAGGCCCCGCAGTCGCGTGCTGGGCGACGAATGCCAGGCCAGTGGTGTCGCGACCGCCATCAGGTCCCCCGCTCAGCCAGGAAGCCGAACAACATCACGCCCTCGAGGGCGACGCGGGCGTCGACCCACCAGTCATACAGATCCATCGGGGAACCGTCGGGCGACTCGATCCATTCGGTCGGCTTGACGCCCGGCCAGACGACGATCCCCTGGGCGTCGTCCGCGTCGCCGTCGACGTCGGCCGCGATCGCGTGATCCCCGACGACGACGATGTCGGTATTCCTCAGCAGCGGCCAAAGCCGGAAGCGGACGACCTCGATCGACCCGCGGGTCTGGGCGAAGCGGACGGCCCGCTCAGTCAGGTCCGCAGATCCGATGTCGGGCACAGCGACGTTCTTCGTGAAGGGCCTCATCAGATTGATCCGTCGCCGCCGCCGTCCGCGGAATCGCCGAAGGTCGCGACCCCGATCACAAACTCGGGGTTCGTGACCGTCACCCCGTCGTGAAGCCGGATGTGTCCGGGCCTGATCCCCCTCAGCGTCGTGACGACCTTCGACTTCCAGGTCTTCGTGAAATCGAGCAGGCCCGCGAAGACCGTCGCCAGGGTCAGCGTCCCCGTGCTGTCGTATTGGACCGTTCCGCCCGCCACATAGACGTTCGTCGCGGGCTGGGCGCCGTCGATGATCATCCGGCCGCCCGCGCAGACCGCGTCCGTCACCTCGCGCTTGATCGTGACCGTCCCGGCGTTCTGGACGATCCGGTCCAGGACCAGGCTCGCGTGCGTGTCCACCAGCAGATTCGCGTCCGCGTCCGGGTTGTCCCGACGGCCGACCTCGATGTAAGGCAGGAAAGTGATCCCCGTCGTCGTCTCGAGTTTCCCCTTCAGCAGGCGGACCTTCAGGATCTTCGCCGTCGCGTCGTCGTCGATCTGCATCGCCAGCGTCTGGTTGTTCGAATTGCATTCGACCTGGAGGATGTCCAGGCTCGCGTGGTCGGCCTTCAGGTAGAAGGGCTTCGCCCCTTCGTGGCGGATGATCCCCGGCGCCGTCGCCCCGCTACAGGCGCATTTCAGGGCGTTCCCTGATCCGCCGATCGTCACGTTCGATCCCTTCTGGACGATCACCGCCGCGAAGTCCTTCGCGCTCGCGTCCAGGTTCGTGTCCAGCGTGATCGCCGCCGCGACCTTCGGGATGACGATGATTTCGTTCGTGGTCGGGGCTGATCCCTGCGACCAGTTGCTGACGTCGGTCCAGTCGCCGTTCGTCCCATTATACGTGTTTACCGTTGCCATCGCTCAGTCCTTTCGGTTTGGTCCGCGGGTCGGCCACCAGGTGGCGGACCCCGAAGTGATCACGCGGGCAGGCCCATCCCGCCAGCAGCAGTTTGCGGTCCAATGTCGCCCGCTTCGGTAGCTTCCCGGCCTTCGACTTGCAGCCGCATTTGTCGGCGCCGCATTGTTGGGCGGTCGGGTCGTCGGGCTTGAATTGGCAGCCGTCGCAGTGCAGCCGCCTCAGGTGGTAAAGGCCAGGGCTGATCCGGCCCAGGCGGGCCGCTTGTCGCCACGACCGGACCTTATACGCGAAGTTTCGGAATCGCTGCGCGCCGTTCATCACCTTCCGGGTGACCCAGTCGATCAGGGCTTCCGCCCCCTCTGGGGCGTGATCCGGCCAGGGCGTCGTCGGGCGGACCAGGCCGCCCGCCGTCAGTTTCGCGTTCTTCCCGCAGCCGCAGCCGCCCGTGGTGCGCGCCGCGATCCGCTCAGACGCAGCCAGTTCGGCCGCGTCGCCCTCAGCCGCCGCAGCGGCCTCAGCCCGCAGTTCGGTCGACGTCCTCAGTCGATAGGATTCGGCCGCCCGTCGATCTGTCGGCGTCATCGGTCCCGTCGTCATCGCTCAGCCCCCGCAAATGTCCCGGACCTGCCCCGCACAGTCATCATCGCAGGCCCCATCGAACTTGTGAAGCGGGACCCTCAGGCTGATCCCGCCCTTCCAAATGTCCGCGATCAGGTCGTCGTCCGCGTCCCGCCGCCAGGTCGGCTCAGCAGGGTAGCGGGACGGCATCCCTTCCCATCGCGTCCCCCGGCAGCCGTTCGCCAGCGTGATCTGGGCCGCGTATCGGCAACATTCGCTGTGGGTCGCGAAGCCCCCGCAGACCGCTTCGCGGTCCCGCGGGTGGGTCGTGGGGAACTCCGTCATCGTCCATTCCGTCCGCCCGCCCCGCCAGCGGATTAGCTCAGGGACCTGGACCTCGACCCCGTCGGCCGTGACCAGGACGATTTCATCCAGGTCGCCCGCGATCCGCTTCCGCGAACAGTTGAATCGGGCTTCCTCGAATTCCAGGCCCTCAGGTGGGTCGCCCGGCCAGCCGCAGCGGATCGCCAGGGCGATGTTGACCTCGATCCGGCCGCCCGGCCTCATCATATCCCCGACCCCGCGACGACCTTCGTCGATCTTGTGAAGGATGAAGCTCGCCGTCACATCGACCGACTCGAGGACGACCTTCGCCGTGATCGGTTGGCCGCCGAACCTCAGGTGGGATCTGGGCAGGTCGAAAAGGACGCGGTCTTCGCAGCCCTCAGTGACGCAGATCCCCGTCCAGCGGTCCAGGTGGGCGTTGCGGCCGCCCGCTGGTGGCAGGTCGTGATATAGCAGGCGGACGTTGGACGTCGCGTTCCCCGGCAGGGTCGCCGCGTTTTCCCGGATGTAGTCCAGGGCCGCGTTCCGAATGTCGAATTGTGCTTTGACCTCAGGCGATGCGTCGGCGGGCTTTTCGAATTGCGGGCCGTCGCTCGCGTCGCCCCAGTCCAGTTCGAAGTCGGAAAATAGCTGGGGCGTCTGTCCGGTCGAGTAGTAGACGACCCGGTCAGGGACCTCGCAGCAGCGATTCCCCCGCTTCACCGAACCGATGCAGGCGACCATTTGGTTCGATACGCAGGACGACGTCCGGGCTTCCGCGATGTTGCCCATATACGATCCCGTGATCAGCCCGAATCGGGGCTTGATCCAGTGAATTTTCGCGTCGCCGCAGCGACGGCATTCGACGCCCGGCCCGCTCATCCCGTGGAACCAGACGCAGTCGGCAAACGTGAAGCCGTCGGCTTGTCGGTTGTCCTCACAAAGGAAGTTTGGATCACACAGCTTCTTTTTTTCGAAGGTGCATCGGCAAGGCCCCAGCCGCTCGGCGTCCTCATAACATTCGCCGCCGAAGCGGTCGTAGCATTGGGCGACCTGCAGGATCGTGTCCCGCGTCATCAGCATCGTCCGGTTGCTCAGCAGGGGCGTGACCCAGCCCCAGGCGTCGCGGGTCATCATGCGGACCCGTCGGACGATTTCGGCGGGCCTTGCCCATCGCAGCCCGGTCGTCATCACGCCCGCGACGTGGACGGGATTCGTCCCCGCGTCGTCGAAACAAATCGAGCAGCCGACCGCGCAGCCCGGTTCCTCAAGCTCACAAACGGGACCGTAGCCGAAGCAGGCGTAGTCTCGGGGCGTGAACTCATCGCAGTCGCAATAGCAGCTCAGGCATTTGTCGCAAATCTCGGTTCCCATCAGATCGGGACCCCGCAAGTCGGGCGGAAGCTCCGCAGGCTCGTTTCTTGGATGAAGGGCGTCTGGTACGCGATCAGGTCCAGTTCGAAGCCGATCGCGTCCCGCGTGATCCGGGCGATGTCCGGGTCGTGGTCGAAAAGGCCCGCCCTCATCAGGAAGGATTCGCCGAAGCTCACCCCGTCCAGGACGTGCTCGACCGGCTCGCTGCAGTGGGCGACGTGTTCGAAGCCGTCGGGCCTCAGGACGTATCGGCCCAGGTGGAAGGTCCCGACTTCCAGGTGGGGCGGTCCGTCGATCGGGTCGCCGCCGCCCAGGTCGTCGGGCTTCGGCCCGGCCCCGGCGCCGCCCTGCAGCCGCGTCGGCATCAGGTGTTCCTTCGCCCGGACCAGGTGGATCGTGATCGGGTAGGCGAATCCGGCTTCCAGCCAAAACGGCAGCAGGCCGTCGATCAGGCCGCCTTCGAACATCCCGCTCATCGCCGACCGGCTTGTCCCGTTGGGCATCTTCTCGCCCACCAGGACGACCTCAGCGACGATCGCCTGGGCGCAGGCGTTGGGCGTCCAGGTCGTGGCCGCGAAGCCCTCAGCGTCGCCAGCTTCGGCGGCCGTGGGCTTCCTGGCTCGAGGGCGGGTTCCGCAAAGCCCGAAGTCGGGCCGTTCGTCGATCCCGCCGAACTCAGGTGGTGGTGGGCCGATTTCCCCGCCGTCGCCGCCGCCGCCCAGCGGGTTCGGGTCGTCCGGGTCGTCGGGCGATCCGGCGCCGCTGCCGCGTTGCCGAAAGTCGAATTCGAAGTCGCCCGGACCGAAGCCGTTCATCGCTCGATTCCCCGTAGCGGGTTGCAGTCGTCCATCCTCAGGCCGTCCGCGTGGCGGATCGCCATCGTGAATCGCTTCGTGTAGGGCGACACGAACCAGATCCCGTTCACGAACAATAGCTGCAGGACGGGCCAGCCCTGATTGACGTCCTGGTCCCCCGACCCTGGGACGACGAAGGCCGCGAAATGCTGCCCCTTCGTGATCGGGTAACAGGCCGCTTCGAAGGTGTCGCCGTGGGTCTGCATCGTCCCGTCCCATTGGCCGCCCGTGTCCTCAGGGCGGATCTTCGCCCGGACCAGTTGAACCGTGATGTGATGGGCGTCCCGCTCAGTCCGTCGGACGACGACGAACTGGATCGACGACGTCACGACGTTCATCAGGAATCTGGTAATCGGGGCGGGCGACCTCGATCGGTCGGGCTGGTGCCAGAAGCTCACGACCGTCCCCGGCGCCAGGGCGTGGGTCCCCAGGGGTTCTTCGAACAGGTTGGTCACCTGGCGGATCGCGAAGCGGTCCGGGCGGGCCGCCTTCGTGAACTTCTCGACCTCAGCCGGTTCGTTCTCGACGTTGGTCGCGTTCGCGATGAAGGCCGTCTGGACCCAGTAGCGGGCATCCGTGAAGTCGTCCCGCTCGACGTCGGGCGGGCATTCGTTGCCTTCCTCTTTTCGGTCACATTCCGGGTCGGGATTATGAAGCGGGCCGTTCGCGACGATGATCCCCAGGGCGGGCGTCCGCGGGACCGTGGGCGTCCCCTTTTCCCGCCGCAGCGGTTCGTTCGTCTGGTCGACCTTCTTGACGACGGCCGCCAGTTTCTGAATCGCTCGATTGCTCAGTCGCTTCGCCATCGGGTCCTCATCACGGTCGGGCTTCAGGGATGTCCAGGGCGCCAAAATTGCGCCGCGGGTTGATCTGGAAGGGCGGAAGGAATACCGGGTTCTGTCCTTCGATCAGGACCCGACCGGCCCCGTTCAACAGTTGGGGCGCCCGGATCTGCTCGCCGTCCTCATCGTGGATGTTCCTCAGCTTTTTCGTCCCGCCGACGTCGATCCTTTCCTGCGTGCCGATGTCGAGCAGCTTCAGGTCCCAGCCCTGCGGGCGGAAGACGAATTCGAACGAATTCACCCAGTAGTGATCAGCCCGGCCGCCCGGCCCCGCCCGGCCCAACGTATAGACAGACCGGATCGAGACGACCTTCGCCTGACCCGCGGCCGCGATGAATCCCAGGGCCTGCCAGGCCGTCGCGTTCACCGCGTCCGAATAGCTCGACGCTTGGCCGATCCGGTCGTTCGCCTCATTGCGTTCGAAGAACAGGGTCGGCAGCTTGTGGTCGACCTCGATCGGCGGGTCGAACTTCTGGTTGGCCGAATTGACCAAAGCCCTGGGCGGGTCGCTCAGGTCGATTTCGATGATCCGCCGTTCGGTCGTGTGTCCCCATTGGAATCGGGGCTTCTGCTGAAGCGGATCAGGGGCGTCGGGCGGGCTTGAATCCCCGTGCTGGGTCGCGTATTTCGCGACGATCATCCAGGTCAGCGGGTCGTCCGACGCGGGCGCCCCGTCCAGGTCCGTGCAGATCGCGAAAAGGTCGAAAGGATGACGGGACCCCAGGAAGGGAAGGTGGACGTCGCCCGTGTATTGTTGCCCCTCGAGGACGACCTGGATGACCGACGCCAGGGGCTGATCCGTGACCACCAGGAAGGATTCGTCGCTGGCTCGCTCGCCGGTCCATTTCAGGGACCCGCGTCGCTGTTGGAACTTTTGCAGGACCTCGACGACCGCCATTTATCCAGCCCCCAAAGTCTCGGTTTCCCGGTCCTCAGCCGCCAGGATCGCGCGGATGTCCTCGAGGACGGCCGTCTGGGCGCCCGCCTCATCCGCGATCTTCTTCGTCAGTTCGTCGGTCGTGGTCTTGCCGCGTTGGAAGGCCGCGATCGCGGACGCGGCCCCGCTCGACCCGGCCGACAGGGCGCCCACCGCGGCCGCGTCGAAGACCTTCGGCTTTTCGACCGCTTCGCCGAATTGCTCGCGGGCCTGCTCGATCGCCCTGGCGAATTGTTCCTCATCCAACAGCCCGGCCAGCTTCAGCGTGTCCAGTTCCTCGATCGCTTCCCCCAGCTTTTCGGCGTTGGTCCGGGTCCCCGCGATGATCGCCGTCGCCCGCTTCTGCTGATCTGCGAGCAGCTTGTCCGCGGCCGCCGTGTCCTCGATCGCTTGCCGCATCGCAAACATGCCTTCGCCCGCCTCAGCGACGTCCTCGGCAGCCGCCTGGGCCGCGTTGCCGATTTCGCTCAGGAATTTCGCCGCCTTATCGCTGGGCCATTCCTGGGCGACCAGGTCGTCCATTTCGTCGACGAAGGTCCCCAGCGTGTCCTGTGTCGCCTCAGCGATCAGTTCCATCGCGTCCAGGACGCCCTTCTGGAATTCGAAGCCGAAGAACTCGAGGACGGCCCCGCCGACCTTCATCAGTTGGTGCAGGCCCCAGACGATCCCCGCGATCGACGCGGACGCCCCGATCTGCAGTAGCTTCCAGCCCATTTTCAGGATGTGGACGATGTCCGCGACCTTCGCGACGACTTTGATCACGACCCCCATCGACGCTTGGACCTTCGCCCGGACCCCTTCGCCCGCGGTCGCCCAGCCGACCATCGCCTCGACCAGGGCCTCTATCATCGGGGCGACCTCGATCGCGATCGTCCGACCCAGGCCCGTCATGAAGGCCTTCATCCTGCTGATCGCGTCGTTCATATTCTCGATCTTGGCGCCCTCGACGCGATTGAAGGCCAGGCCCAGCTTGTCGGCCTCTTCCTGCATCGCTTCCATCCCCGCGGCCCCGCCCATCAGGATCGGCAGTAGCTGTTGCCCCTGATTGCCGAAGATTTCGAAGGCCGCCGCGGATCGCTCAGCGTGGGTCGGCAGTTCCTTGATCCGGTCCGCGATCGCCGCGAACTGATCGGCCGTCGATCGACCGGCCAGTTCGTCTTCCTCGAATCCCAGTTGCCTCAGGGCGTCCGCCGCGGCCCCGGACCCCTTCGCGAAAAGCCCGACCCGCCGAACCATTTTCTCCAGGGATTTCTCGATCGCCCCGGACGCGACGCCCGTCAGGTCGGCCGCGTGCTGGAAGGCCGCCAGCTTCTCAGTCCCGATGCCCAGGCGGTCGGCCATCTTGCTCATCGAGTCCATCGCCCCGAAGGCTTTTGCCGTCAGGGCCGACAGGGCCGCGACCGCCCCGATCCCGATCACCGAAGCGAACTTCGCGATCTTCAGGGCGGCCCCGACGACCGGCGCCGCGAACTTGCCGATCGCCTTCCCGCCCCGGCCCAGGCCAGCGACGAAGCCCTTCGTCTTCGTGGTCAGGACCACCGCCAGTTTCGCGATCGTCGCCATCCTCAGCCGCCGCCTTTCTCGATCACGGTCCCGCCCATGATCGCCGTGATCATCTTCAGGTTCCGCATTATCAGCTTCGGGTCCTGCCGCTCAGCCGCCGCCATCGCGTCGGGATCGTACAGAAGCAGGTCCTCAGGCTTCGCCGGTTCCCGTCCCGGCTTCCCGAACGGGTTCGCGTTCTGGACGACCGCCGCGACCAGGGCCGCCCTCAGGTCGTCGCGTCGGCCCCCGACATACGGGTCGATGCTGTTCAGGGCGATCAGTTCCGACAATTCCCGCGACGTGATCCCCGTCGCGAAAAAGGCCCTGACCGAAACGAAGCCGTGGGCGACCGCAAGCTGCAGGTATAGTCGGCGCCTGCGGTCGCGGATCAGTTTCCCGCCAGCTCATCGACGTCGGCCTTCGTGATCCCGTTCAGCCGTTGGGCCTTATCGAAGATCCGGTCCAGGACCTGCCCCGACTTCGTCCCCAGGTCGGCCGCCTGGGTCGCGTCGAAGATCCGCTTCCCGTCGCCGTCGACGATCGTCAGGGCGCAAAGTCTCGCCCTCAGGTTCGTCAGGTTGCGGGCCTTCCCCTGCTTGTCCAAACAGGAAACTTCGAAGGCGTCCCGCTCGCTCGCCGTCATCGTCCGCACGAAGACCCCGACGCCCTCAGCGTCGGCGCCCTCGGGCGCCCATTCGGCCGTCGGGACCCATTCGACCGCCAGGTCGTCCGCGGCCATGATCTGCTCGCCCGTCAGGGGCGTGCAGCCGTCTCGCTTCGCTTCGCTCAGGTTCATCCGGTCCTTTCGTGGTTAGTCGTTCCCGACGACGTATATGTCGAAGGTGCAGGTCGCCCCGCTGTCCTCATTGACGATCTTCAGCAGATCGCCCGCTGCGACCGCGTAGGCGGTCGCGTCCTTTGTTCCGAGTAGAAACACCTTTCGGACCCTGATCGCGTCTGTCGCGTCCCCGAACAGCGTCTCGAGGGCGTTGGTAGCGTGGCCGCCCACCAGCAGCGGGCCGTCGTCGCCGTCGATGATCACGATCAGGATGCCCAGGATTTTGCTGAAGCTGATCGTCTGGCCGTAGGCGTTGGTTTCGCCGCCCGCTTGCAGGTCCAGGTTCTCAGTCGCCGAAGCCGCCAGCGTCCGACGATCTTCCCAGACCAGATCGGCCTGACCCGCGGACGTCCCGAAGGCCCATTCGATCAGGGCCTTCGCGTTGTAGGCGTGCTTCGGGTTCTTCCCGCCGTCGATGTCGCGGGTCACCTCAGTCGACATCCGGGCGTGGGCTTCGAAACTACAGGCCAGTTTGTTCACGGACATCGCAGATCCCCTTTCAGTTGCTCAGGCCGTCGCCCTCGAGGGCGATCAGCTTCCGGCCGTGTAGGCGGGCATTCCGCTGACCTTGATCGTCAGGTCCAGGGTCACCCGGCCGTCGATGTCCATTCCGCCGAAGTCGGCCTTCGTGATCACGCCCGAAAAGACCCAGTTCGAATCCCCGACCGACCCGTCGCTCAGCGTCAGCGTGTAGCTCAGCAGGGGAGATCCGACGTCGCTCTGGATTTCGGTGATGATCGCCGCCTGCCCCGCGTCGTCCGCGTCCATTTGGACCTGCAGGCTGACCTCGCCGCCGTCGTTGACCCCTTGCATGAAGGTCCGAAAATGCGACCCGGCCGCCAGGCCCAGGTGGGTCGTCTCGATCTGGGTCTTCGAATAACCAGGCCCGCTGACGCTGACGACCTGGCCGACCGTGGAAGCCCCGACCTTGAAAATGATGCCCATCCCTGGGCTGATCCCGACAGTCATCGCAGTCCCCTTTCAAGTCGTCGCCGCCCCCTCGAGGGCGCCGCGTTATCCCGCCGTGAAGGTCGGCTTCCCGCTCAGTTTGATCGTCAGGTCCGCCGTAATCCGGCCGTCGACGTCGATCCCGCCGAAGTCGCATTTCGCCAGAATCCCGGACATCACGGTCCAGGCGGATGGTGATGCGTCGTCGTTCAGGGTCAGCGTGAAGACCTTCAGGACCGCGTTCACGGCCGCTTCTAGCTCAGCCATGATCTTCACATGACCGGCGTCCCCGGCGTCGAATTGGACCTGGACCCCGATCTCGCCCGCGTCGCTGATCCCCTTCATAAATGTCCGAAAGTCGTTCGAACTCCCCAGGTGGGTCGTCTCGATCGTCGTCCGGGCGTAAGTCGGCCCGCTGACGCTGACGACTTCGCCGATCGCGGTCGTGTCGATGGTCAGTGCGACGCCCATCCCTGGGCTGATCGTCGTCGCCATAATTCCGCCCTTTCAAATCGTCCCGCCTCAGGCGGGCACAGGTTCATTGTGCCAGATCGCGAAATCCTGCGGGATGAAGAACGTCCCGCGTTCCCGCGCCGCTTCCGGTCGCTCGACCTCATCGCTGTCGCCCTGTTGGCGACAGCCCTTGATCGTGACCGCCCCCGCGGTCGTCCCCGGCCAGGTCGTCCTCATCATTTGCAGGCGGACCAGTTCGGCCAGGTCGCGGGCGACGTCGTAGTCGTCCGCGACCGCGTCGATCTGGAAGGTCACATCGCATAGCTCGTTCGCACCGCTCAGCGTTTGGCCGTGGTCGGTCGTGATCCGCTGGAAGGTGATGCGTGGCAGCGGTCCCCCCTCAGGGACCGCCCCCTTCGGATATATCCTGGGCGGGTCCGTCCCGACGATCGCCGTGATGGCCGTTTCGGCTTCCAGGTTCTCGACGATCGCCCGCCCGATGCTCATTTCTTCCCCCGTAGCTTCAGGGCTTCGCGGACGATCCCGACGCCCGCCCGATCGCCGATCATCTTCAGGACCGCCGCCTGGGTTTCCGCCAGGGCGGGCCTCAGGAAAGGACGGGCGGGCTGCCCTGGGCTGCCCTTCTCGACCAGGTGGGCGTATCGCGACGCGACGCTTTTCCGGCCCTTGAAGGTCGAAGAAAAGCCGCGACGCGGGCCAATCTTGACCAGCCAGTCCCCGGACCGCTTGAAGAAGCGGACCTTCGACCCCAGGGACCGCTTCAGAAGGCCCGTCGTCTCGACGACCTTCCCCTTTGCCGACTTCAGGACGATCTTCCCCGCGGCCGCGTGGGCTTGCCTCAGGACCTTCCGCTGGACCTTCTCGGGCAGCCGCCTCAGTTGCCGCTGCAGGGCCTTCGCCCCCTCGACCTTCATCCCGCCGACCCGGATGTCCGTCAGGTTGCTCATCCTCATATCGACACATCCGCCTTCCCGACCAGTTCCTGGGCGATCACGATCAGTTCGCGGTCGCGATTCCCGACGTTCACGATCGATTCGACCTCGAGGACGCGGTCCCGCCCGGCGTGTCGCCAGACGAAGCGGTCGCGTTCGCTCAGATCTTCCAGGCCCATCGCCCGCATCCTCAGTCGATGGGTCGCCTTCGTCGCCGTCGCCTGGGCGACCTCGAGGGCCTTTCCGCTCAGCGTGACGACCTCAGCCGGTTCGTCCGTCTGGAGCAGCGACCAGGTCACCACAGGCGCCCCGCGGGCCGACCGGACCGACCGCCGACGCCAGACGTCCACCGCTTCGCGAAGTCGTCCCGCGTCCATCAGGTCGCCACCATCCCAGGCTGTTGGCCGTGTCCCTCAGCCAGGACCATCGACATCACGCCCATCGGGACCTCAGAAAGCGCCCGCTCGACCGCGACCTCAGGGTGATCGTACAAATGCTGGACGATCGCCCGGATCGCGGTCTTCAGCGTGTCCCGCTCGAGGGCCGCCGTCGTCCCCGCGATGAACTCGATCGCGATCGTGTTCACGACCGCCCGGACCGCGGGCCAGCTTTGGCCGTATTTCAGGACCAGGCGGGCGGGCCAGCTTTTCGCGTCCAGTTCATAGACGGACGTCGCCAGGGTCTGCTGATTCCCGTCCTGGTCGTAGTATTTCACGGACGAAACGCTGACCGCGGGCGGATTCGGCAGCAGGATCGCCGCCCGGTCGATCGCGGACGTCCCGAAGGCCCGCTTCGCGGGCCAGCCGTCCAGGTGCAGGGTCCAGGTCGTCGTCGGCAGCGTCTGCCTCAGCGTCGATTCAACGTGGCGACGGGCCGCCCTCAGCAGCCCGTCGATCATCAGATCGTGGCGCCCGTGGCGGACGTTCATCGCCTGCTTTGCCTCATCCCTCGACACAGGTTCGAAGGTTGGCCGCGTTGTCAGTTCGATCGGCATGGTATCCCCAGCGGGCCGCGAAGAACGATTCGTGCTCGAGGACCGCCGCCCGCAAATCGTCGGGTAGTTCGATCCGCCCCGGCGTCGCCCAGTGGTCCAGATCCGGCAGGCGGACGCCCAGCCATTCCTCGAGGGCCGCAGGGCAGTCCTCGATTCGGAAGACCCGGCTCGCCGGAAAGGCCGCGAAGACCGACGCGATCGCCCCTCGAGGGCCAGCCAGGTATCCCTCGACGAAGGGCCGCAGTTGCCCAGCCGGATCGTCCTGTCGCCTCAGCGGGTCCCCGTGTCGCAGCAGCCGGTTCATCGGCCCGATGTCGGACGTCGGGGCGAAGACGTTCTGGGCGTAGCTTGTCAGCCAGTCGGCAGGGTCCCGGACGATCCCGACCGACGGGCGATCTGGTCGGCAGCCCCATTTGTGAAGGTGTCCGCGCGTGTCCGTCCGCCCCAGGTGCTCGACGACCGACTTCATATATCGGCAGCCAGCCTTCGGCGGACCCGCGAACGTGAATCTCTCGCATTCGATCACCCGTAGTAACTCACCAGCAGGTTCGCGCTCAGCCCGGTCGCGATCCCCTTGAAGGCCGTCGGGTCGCCGTGGTATTCGACGGGCGGGCCATCCTTCGGGACCCGGTTCCCCTCAGCCGCCGTCGGGGCGGTCCCGTCGTCCCGCCAGGTCACCTTGTCATCCGCTTGGATCAGGACCGCCTGGGTCCCCGCTGGGACCGTCAGGGCGACCGCGGTCCCGCCCAGGGCGACCTTCTGATTTCCCAGGGCCTTCCTCAGCATTTGTTCACCCGTAATAGCTCACCAGCAGGATTCCGCCCGCCGTTTCGGCGATGGCCTGGAAGGCCGTCGGGTCGCCGTGGTACACGAAGGGCGCCAGGTCCGTGATGATCCTCATGCCGACCGTCGCCGTCGGAATCCCGTCGTCTCGCCAGCGGACGTTCTGCGTGATCGCTTGCATCAGGACGGTCTGGGTCCCCTCGGGAACCGTCAGGCCGCCAGCGGTCACGATCGCGGGCTTCTCATATCCCAGAACCTTCAGCAGCATCGCAGATCCCCTTTCAAGCTCAGGCCGTCGTCGCGTCCCCTGATCAGGCGATCCGATACGCGACGAAGACGTTCTCAGCCGATCGACGGAAGCGATAAACTCCGCTGTTGCCCACATCGGCGCCCGCGTCGTCGATCGTCAGCGACCCGACGAAGGTCACGCCCGTCCCGCCAGCCATCGTGATGATGTCGCCCGCCCCGCCCAGATTGATAATCGACAGGT